GATGTTCTGACTTGGCAAGACCTTACAACAGGAGAATCACAACAAGCAGTAATTGAACAAGTTACATTCACCCGTATGACACCGCCCGATAAACGCTTTGATGGTTTTGGTGGCATCATAGAGATAACCATAAGGACTGTATAATGGAATTAAAAGACTATCTAACCGTGGCAGTTGCCATCATAGCAATCTTCTCAGCAATTGCTGGTGGTATTAGGTGGATGGTTAAACATTATCTTAATGAACTTAAGCCGAATGGCGGGTCAAGTATGAAAGACTCATTAGTAAGATTAGAACAACGCATTGACGATTTGTATAAACTATTGGTGGACAAGTAATGGGATTTACAACCATACTTCCTGAACCTTTATGGGGATTGCCTTCACCTGATATAGATGATTCACAGATATGGGAAGACGAGGATGAATGATGAGTGCAATTGCAAAACGTGCGTGTCCTGCTGCCATTGCAGTGCTAAGACAAGCAACAGCATTGAGACCGAAGAGGATGAAGGCATCGGATGGTCTGCTCCCATCTAAAGCACATATTACGCAAAGCCCTAACTCAGACCACAACACAGGATTTGCTGTAGATGTAACTCACGACCCAGACAATGGCATCAACTGCCACGAGGCATATGCTCATATGAAATCTGATAGTCGTGTTAAGTATTTAATTTTTAAGGGACAGATTTGGTCAGCCGAAAAGGGTGACAAAGAATATACAGGTTCCAACAAACATAATAAACACATTCATATTTCCATCAAGGACACTTGTGGAAACGACACTAAGCCATGGTTCCCATGGTTGGGTGAACCAACCGTAGTAAATAAAGTAAAGGCTAACCTACCTAAGCCTTTACCTAAGAAGGAGAACAAATGAAAGACCTATTCAAACTAACAGACAAAGACATTGCTGCTACTAAGTCATACCTACGTGCACTACTTGCTGCTGGTATTACTATGGGCATTGCCTTGTTGACTGACCTACGTCCTGAGTACGCTGTTTTAATTGGCGCATTGGCTGCACCTCTGGCTAAATGGGCTGATAAGAGCGAAAAAGATTTCGGACTAGGCTCCGAGTAACACCATTTTGAGGGGCTTTGCAGCCCCGTACAGACTAGAAGCCCCCGTTCAGGTACCTTAACCTACCTGACGGGGGTCTTTTCTGCTTTAATCCTTTAAGTTATAGTCCTCAAACAAGCGTCTAGGTACTATACCCTTAGCCTTTCTTATAAGTATGCGTTGCTGCTCGGTTGTATTACCCCAGTATCCTTTGACCTCATTATTGAGGGCATACTCTAAACAATCTGTTTGTACTGTGCACTCACCACAGATGCGCTTAAGCATTTCTGGATGCTCATAAGTACCATGACTATCGGTAAAGAATGATTCAGTATCCGTGCCTAAACAGTTTGCTTCTGTTGTGAATGTGTACATTATCCTCCTGTTGAGTAAAACCCTGGAGCATTAAACTTAACTGCCACTGATGACCATACACGCACCATTGTTTCACCACAAGTTGGGCAAGGCGGTAGTGCTGGGTCTTGTAGTTCACTTACTGTATTGCAAGTGTTGCATTTGAAATCGTAATTAGGCATTATTCACATCCATCTATATCGGTGGGTGCAGTTGTAACTGTCCCGCAATCTATACATTCTTGGGCTAAGTCATACCAGCCTACTGCTCTGGTTTCTTCATCCCACATAACTGTAACTTTAAACATTTTACAACCACATATGCATGCAAAGGTTGGTGTACCTCTTAGGTCATTCATTTAGGTTCCGATTCTACTGGCTCTTCATCACGATAAGCCTTCCAACCACCTAAGTATTTGACCAATGAGTTAAGTGCACGTTCTACTTTCTTGCGTGCACCTTCTGCTGTGCTATCCATATCTTTGGCAAGAGTTGCCCAGTCAGGTTGCTCTACACTAAAACGTAACCGTAGTACGTTTTGTTTTGCTTCTGTTAATTTGTAGTAACCTTTTGCTATATCTGAGCGTAGTGCCAGCCAATTGTTGCCGTCTGATATTCCACCACTTCCAAACTTAGCATTGATGTCTTGTATCTTTACAGGTATCACATATGTTTCACTGATGATAGAAGGTAAGAAGGCTTCAACTACTGATACATCATAGTAGTACAGGTCTGATGTATCGTAGCCAATCTTGCGTGCTTTCTCACGCTCACAATAAGTAATTGCTGCATTACGTAATGACTTAGCAATTAACTTGTCGCGGTCTTTCTGTTCTAGGTCACACCATTCTTTGTACTTGCGCGGGTGCGCAACGAACCACACCCACAACTCTTGTGCTATATCATCACGGTCTAGCATAATATATTTACGTGAGTAATCAGTAGCAAGAGTCTGTACCATATCGTTATACTCTTGTATGTAATTCATTAAGGAATGATTACCTCACCATTTACAATTGGAACAGCAAATGGAGTTACCTTGTTGTTGTTTTCCACTAGTATGCCTATGCCATGTTGCCAGTTGGCACTGCCTGAAGTAAGGTAACTAGCCTGTTTAACGTCCATCATGTGCCCTACTTCTAGACCATATAATGTATTAGTTTTACCATAGAAGCCAGTAGTTTCATGTTGTAATCCTATGCGGTGCGTGTGTCCACATACTACGGACTTACCTAAACGCTTGGCTAAGTTCAATGCTGTAGCACCAGGCGCACGGTTAAGTGCACCCTCATCACCATGTGCCATTACCCAACCAGGTAATAGTTCATGCATGCGGTGCAGGTATGTAATTTTTAACTTCTCGTAGCCTAGTAATTCTTCTATCTCTAAAGACCGCAGAGAAGAAAAGGCTGGCGCATACTTGCGCATGTATGTATCTATGCGGTCTGTGTGATTGCTGCGTTGAATATAAAATGGCTTGTTACCCAATGCTTTGCGGTAACGAGCCATGATATTGTGTGTTAAATCTATTCCGTCTTGCAGTGTTGCTGCGTACTCACCCGCCATACCTTTGTTCCAACGACTAGGTTCGGGTGCATCTAGTTCGTCTCCTACACACCAGAGTTCGTCTGGTTTATAGTCTTGAATAAACTCTATCGTTGCATCTACGGTTTTATTATGTTGATACGGTATCTGTAAATCGCTGAGGACTACTACTCGTTTCACACTTAATCTCCATTCGGGATACCTTCCCACTGTCCACGCTGGACCAGTAACCCGATTATGGCATAGTTTGCAAGGTCAATCAGTGTATCTTCCACGGATTCGTAGTTGGGCGTGTCGTTATCCCCAAGGTGGGATAGCCTTGCCAACTTGTCATACATGCGTACTCGTAGTCCATTCATAGCACCACCAGGTGCACCTGCTATGTTCATTGGACCATAGTCTTCATGCTTTTTGTACAGAATTTCTAGTAGTTCATATGCGATTGCATGTGCATCTTCACGTTTCTTCATCGAGTATCTCCTTAAGGGATTCGTCTAGGGTTTGCATTGCTTCTCTGATTGCGTACTCTTGCCAGATTATATCTGCCTTGCCTACAGTAGAGGCTACAAATATAGCAGCCAGTGCTATGACGCACTGTCTTGCATCTTCTGGGTCTTCATCTATTGCTGTGTAAATATCTTCTAGTGCTGCCAGTATATCTAATGTCTTTGCGTCTGATACTGGTATACCTATGGACATATCCATATGTTCAATGTGTTTCCATATACTACTATCCATTGGTAATGCATTCTCTGATTCGTTGGTCAATCCATTCACTGCCTCTCTTAGTCATCATGCTGTTGACATCTTCACCTTCAGGCATGCTAATGATATTAACATTACCCAACTCTCTGCTTATTTTCTTACCAAACTCTAGCCCTGCTGCATCTCCATCAGCCAGTACTATAACAATCTCAAAGTCATCTAGTATCTTGGCATAGTGTGACTTCCAATTGTTAGCACCAGGTATACCAATGGTTGGATGTACAGTTTTAACTGACATCATAATACAATCAAACTCACCCTCTGTTACGCAGATATATCTATCGCCAACAAAGCAAGCCTGTGTATTAAACATTGTAGTCTTAGCACCAACTAACCCCATATACTTGGGGTCTTCATTACCCATACCACGGAATCTAATATCAACTACACCTGATGGTGTTATGTATGGGATTGCTAGTCTACCTTTGTATGCTTCATGCCCTGGCAGAGGGTCGTCTACCACTCCCAGATGAAAGATGCTTGCCTCTTCTACCGATAGACTGCGGTTTGAAAGATACTCTTGTGCGAGTTCTATCTTCCCCGCGTATCTCTGTGTTGCCTGCAACAAGAACTGACGTTGCGAACTGGACAGCCTCACGATAATCTCCACCTTCCTTATACATAATCAACGAATAAGTATCGCCTTTGACACCACACCCGTGGCAGACAAAGGCGTTCTTATCATAGTTTACTGCTGCGCTTGCATGTGTGTCACTATGAAATGGACACTTCATTTTACGCCAGCCACTACCTTCTGCTGGTGTATCTGCACCTATGTAGTGCAAGTATTCTTTAATGCTAGGTTTTGATTCCATGTTTCTCTTTTGCTAGGTAACAATCTTCTGTGCAATAAAGTATATCCGTTTCTTTACTTCTATACCATTCACTATTTGGTCTAGTATAAGAACAGTTTTTGCAAACAATTGTATTGTAGTGGAATTCCATTATAATAATAACAACATTTGTATAGCATTAAGTAATTGTGTAAATAATAATTGCATAAACATTAACATAGTAATCATTTATTTAATGCCTTCCGTAGTAATTCTACCCATACATGACCAGGCATGGTGCAGTACCATTCCCCAGGGTCCCCTTTGCCCTTACGTTTGTGCCACACCACGCCCGTCCATGCTTTATCGTTAGCCATTTCGGTTAACAACTCTTCAGTCCAGCCCGCCAAGTCCATCTTGGCGTGGTTTTTAATCTCTATCGTGACTCCAGGTATACCTGACACGTCACCTTTATCTAATGTAGCACCAGCCAATCGCCTATCAACATAAGGAAACCATTCTTTGAGGTACTTAACTACATCACGTTCGGCTCCTGAGCCTTTGGCTTTGGCTGCGCTACTCATTCTTCTGTTATCTCAATACCTAATGCGTTCCATTCAACTGATTCTACCATCCAATCAGAATCAGCAACTATTGCTTTTGCTCTTTCTTCTGCTATTTCTTTTGTTGATGCACGAATAGTTTTAATCTTACGTTTAATTAATATGAGGTCAAATTTTGGCATTATACTGTCATCTCCGTTTGTCTATAGTCTCGGACTACATCTTCTAGATACATAGAGCCAGGCTCAAATGATAGTGGGATGTAGGTATTACCTGTGTGGTCTGCTCTACCATAACGATTCTTAACAGATGCTACACATAAGTATATGTCCTGTCCCTGCATCATCTGTCCTACTGTTAGTACCATCGCTGGTATCTGACTAACCATACCTTGTAATGCTGAGCGTGGTTGGCAAGGGAAACCTTGCGCACCTTCTTTAGTGTGGTGTAATACTAATACGCATGCGTTAGTATCTCTTGCAAGATACTTAAGTTCTTTCATTACTGCACGCATACCAGCAAACTCTTCATGTCCATCTATCGCTATATCCATAAGGTTATCTACCACGATAAGCGTAGGACTTCTTCCCCACATAGTTTCAAATGCAGATACTTCTTCATCTAAATCTTTTAGTGTGGGGCTTGGTTCAAATGACCAGTAAAGATTACCGAACTCTCGTAAGAGTTCTTCTGCTTGTGCTGGCTGTGTCTTTAGCATGTACTCGGCTTGTGCTTGGGGTATCTTTGCTTTCATTGCAAGCAAACGCATAGCCATAGTATGTGCATTAGTATCAGCAGAGAAATATAATGTAGGTTGTTTTAATCTTGCTGCGATATGTAATGCAATACTAGATTTACCTGCGCCTGGAGTACCTGCTATGACAGTAACTTCTGCTCTTCGCAGAATCATACCTTCACGTTGGAACGCCTGGAAAGGTGGGGCTAACGGCTCCCCACCTACCTCTGGCTTACCAATACTACGGCGTAGGGTTTTCACTTATGCTTTTGTTTGGTCTGGTTGGAATGAGTTCCACTCTGCCATTGCTGGCTTGATGTATTGTGTTGTGCATTTGGTTGGGTCTCCTTGTTTAGCAGGGCAGAAGTAACCTTTGTATGGACCAAACTTACCTGTTAGTCCATGAATGCGTGTCATTGTACCGTGAGGACAGACACGTGAACCTGTACCTAATGATGGTGATGAATCAATTACTGTAGCGTTAAACGCTGCTGCAACTGTTGCTGTTGCTGGTTGTGGTGGTACTGCTGCATTAGTACCACGCACTGCTGCTTCTAACTCTGCTGTTGCAGATGTTAGTGATGCAACTGTTAGTGCAACTACTTGGTCTAACTCTTCTGCATTAGATGCACGTATGGTAACAAGCGAACCTGCTGCTGATTTAACTGTGATGCTGATAGGTGCTTCTGTGTGGGTCACGTTACTCCTTAATTGATGTGACTAGTTTCTTCTTTGTATCTCGGAAGGTACGCACTTTCATTGCTAATTGTATACCCTTCCAACCTTCTTTGAGGTCAACGAAATGTAGTTCACATTGTCCACTACCTGCTGGTAGATGCACAATGATTCCTTTATCTTGGTTGACATCACCCCATGAACCACGGGTTGCCGTAGCAGGGTCATACGGCAAGCCGTGTGCATACACTGCTAACTGCATGGCAATCTTGTTTGGGTAACTGATACTACCTGTCTTGAGGTCAGAGATAAATAGTTCACCTTTGTATCTAACTATACGGTCAGGTGTACCTGCAATCTTAAACTTATCTAGCACGCAGAACTGTTCTATGTTTACATTCTCAAAGTTCTTTGTTGCTTCTGCATATGCTTGTATGTCTGCTACGTATTCATCAGGGATAACACCTAGGTCTTCACCTCTATCATACTTTTCGGTGAGTGTATGTATGGCTGTACCTATAGTTGCTTGCTTGGTAGCACCTGCTGCTTCCATTGCATCTTCAACTAACTTATCCATCTCTAACTTGTTATCACGATGTGCACTTGCAGCCAACAGTAAATCAGGTCGTAGTGTTAAACCTGCTGCTGCCATGCGTAACTTCCATGCAACTAATGCAGTGCCATCATCTAATGAACCTGCAACTGTAGTTGTCCGTATGTATGGTACTGGCTTGCCACCTTTGGGTGGCACCACCATTGGTCTACCGTATCTATCTCTTGCTATTTCTACTTCTGCCACGCTTCTCCTTTGTTAAAACTAATAGGGGTAGGGAAAGAGAGAGAAACCTACCGCCTACTAGTCCTGACATCATAGCATAAGTGACGGCTTATGCATTGATGTCATGCCCACAATGCGGGCAAAGTTTTTTTCTCTTCTTGTATGTCTCATACTTTACGTATGCATCTTTGTAATTCTGATGCACATATACCTTGCACCTATTGCGTGAACTATACAAACGTATGACTGCACCTGACTGATGCAGCACTGAGAGTATACCACTGGTAGTACCGTGATGCCATCCTGTTTGTGTTGACATCTCTTTCCATGTCAACCCTAACTCACCTACGCTTTTAAGTAAGGACAACGCTTGCTCTTGTCGGTTCTCTTCCCGACCTGAGATAAGGTTTTCTATTGCACGTAACTTGGATGTATCTGTACCTGACCAGCCTGCTGTTCCATTATATGGAACGAATGCTGTCACTAGTTATCTTCTTCCATGTCATGGATTTCAATGTTATCTACATCTATATCCCCATCATAGAACTCAACATTGATATTGTCTGTAAGTAAATCTGTTGCTGAGTCTGCATCTTCTGCTTCTACGCTGAAGGTACCATTGATAGTAAACGTTCCAGTGTATGTGCTTGTGAGTTTGTTAGCACCGATGCGTTCAAGCATGGCATTGACATCTCCCTTGTTACATGTTGTTTCACCATCTTGCCATTCACCTTCACGGAAGAAGTTGTATACTTCATTACGAATTGCACGGATGTTTGCTGCTTGCATATTGGTAAGTTCATGAACTGCATCTGTTTCCTTTGCTCGTTCAATATAACGTAGCACTTCACCTTCGGTGTAGTTGATTACGATACCATCTTCTGATGTGATTTGGATTGTGTTCATATCTCCCTCTCTAGTTGGATGAGCAGTTTAGACACATACTCAGGTGCTGGTATAAACTACCTGCATCTCAGCCCCCATGTAAAGAGCCTTACGCTGGTTCACTATACCTGTCCCACCCATTGGAACTCTATGTTGTAAGTAAAGACAATGCTTTAGTCTTTACTCTGTCGTTACGACCACTCAGGGTGGCGGCGGCAAGGCGCTCCGCGCCACCCGTTGCATAGTGGTCAGCAAATTCTACCACTGCGTGCCATGCACCAAAGGCTGTACCCCTGATGTTCTCCTGTGTTTCTGATTCATTGTAAATAGCCCACGCTTTAGCGCGTGCTTCTTTAGCAATGGTCTGTTGCTTGCGCTCACCACGTGTGAGTAAGTCATAAGGTGTATCTTCTACTGTGCTAGGCAGTGCCCATACACGCTTGAAGAAGTTAACTGTCTGTTCTCTTGTCATCTTATTTTGTAACAACGCGTTGGCTGTTGCTTCATAGTCTTGGATAGCAGTATAAGTTAACTGAGTAATGTTACGGATGTCAGCAATAGATAGTTCTTGGTTAGTTGTATGTGACATACGGTATGTGTACTCATTGTACTTATGATTGCGTGTGCCTGTCTTGTTGCTAATCAAACCATTGACCTGGTTAGCACACCATAGACGCTCAATGACTGGCTTAATAACTACAGATGATGAGCCATCATGTGATGACTTAACTAGTAGGAACGCAGCGTGTGGGTCATTGGCTACTGTTACACCTTGTGGTATTTCAAGTAGCATCCAGATGTTAGAGCCATTGTTGTACTCACCTGCTGCACAATAGCGTGCATCACCTGAGTCTACTAGTGTATCTAATGCGTTAAAGACTTCCATGTTCTGGACAATCTTATACTTAGTACCGACAATACCAATGACTGAGTTACTATCCTCACGTATGATAGCCTTCTTTTTTGGTACGTCTATGTATGTAGGTGGTGTTACACCTTCCTCATCTATTGCAAATGGTGTTGCTTCTGCTGTTAACTTACCTTCACGTACAGTCCAGTTAAGTCCTGCTTGTGTTGCTGCCATTCCAGCAGAGGTGGCTGTTACTGCAGTGCCACCCCGTACCCATGCAGACTTGTGTTTACTTGCTATGTCTGTTGTCATTACTCTCCTTCTTCAGCGAAGCGTAGGTATGCCCATGTCCCACCATTTTCGTTGGCTTCTTTGAGCCAACCTTGGTCTGTTGCCATACCAATGAATGCCTTACGGCATAGTTCTTGTGCTTGTTCAGGTGATATAGCAGTGATTACTTTTGCAGATGGGTGATTGAGATTAAACTCAGTCACTAACTTGATTGTGTGTACTACCTTGTATGTGTCATTCATTTGTGCTCTCTCTTTCTGATAGTTGTGTGTCTATCCAGCGAACCATTGTGAATCCGCTGAATCCTATTGTGTCTAACAGTAGAGCCAGTGCTGTGTCATCATCCACTGCTTCTACTTCTATCTCACATTGTATTGTATAATAACTTTTCATTAGTACCAACCGTGCTTTCTCCAGTGTGACCAAGCGATTGAAGGCTTGTCATACCTATGAAATATATACGACAGCCCCTTCTCAATCTGGAGAGGGGCTGGAGTACCAGGTTTTGTATTAAGAACTTGTGCTATACCATAGGCTGATGACTCAGGGTTGTCAGCAGTGTGGTCCCATGCTGATTCTTTACCCCATAGTTTTGCCAATGCACGCCACTCACCTCTGTTCCATGACGGGTATGTCATAGACATATACGCATAGGCATATGTCTTAGCCGTTTGCTTGGTCCATATCTTGGGTGGATTCTCATTGATACATGCTTGTTCATGTATCTTATGAGCGTATGCTTTGAATGGTATACCGAATAGAGTTGCAGTTGTCAGTAACATACTGCTACCTATTGCTAAGTATTTCTTGATAGAAGAATCCATACTTACTCCTTAGTCTTCGTGCATTTCTCCATACATTTCATCTGGCTCATTGCATACACACTCATAGATAAAGCAACCGCAATCATCACACTCATCTTTCTCACCGCGTGCTGTTGGGTCGTCAACTTGTGGTTCAGTCATGCTGTTGCTCCTAGTCTTTTATATGTATAACTAACGGTATACATTTCTGTATTTCTATCATAAGTACGGCTTGCTTTGCACTTGCCTTGCTCCGTATTTATACACTTGAATATCCCAGGGATATCCGTGCATTCCCAGTGATGTTCATGGCTCATGCTAGTGCACCTATCTTTGCCCAAGCACATGTGGCACAGTAATTTCTTGGGGCAAGGTCTGTTACTTTGACCATGATTTCTATGTCACAGGCATAACAGTATTGCAGTTTATATTTAATTTTTTGCATCGTCTCTCAGTTCTCTTAGATAACTAAGCATTTCATCTACCGCAAATAGTTGACCTTCCAAATAGTCAGGTGATTCTTCTTTGGGATATTCATTAATTGCTTCTGATATATTTTCCTGTGAATCAACAAGATAGTTAATAATATTATTTATAGTATTCATCAGTCATCTCTTCTTCTTCTAGTGATTTCATTATGTCATTGATAGTTGGTTGTGGTACTACTTCAATAGATACTTTGTTAATAAACTGACGAGTCATATTTATCCAATCTATACCATACTCTGCAGTGAGTCTATCCCATGCTGCAGTTTCTATCTCATTTTGTGTTGAGTTGCGGTCTACTTCTATAGTAGTGACCATAACGAAATGGTCTGCTACTAGTATCACATCAACGTAACTATCTTTTATATATAGTACATCAGCAATCATTAGAATGGTACTTCTGTATGGTTTTGGCAAGACTTGCGCCATGCCCTTAGTCTGCTTTTCAAGAATCTATTCTCATTAAGCAGGTGTATATTAGCAAACGTTACTATAAATAACAGTGCCATAGATGTAACTAATGCTATAGTTATAGCAATCATATCTCCACTTGATAGGTACATATTGTTATCTCCCTTATAATAAAATTGTGGACTTGTAGTTGTCCATCGAGGTTACATGGTTGGGTGGAAAAAAACTCAGGTGAGTGAGGGTTTTATCCCCCACCCACCTGGTGTTTGTATTAGTTACGCTCGATAGCGTGTACTTCTAGTTGGTAGCGGAACTCATCTGCTCCGCCTGTCTTGGACTTAGCAACCCATTGTGTCAAGCGTCCTGTTAATGTAACAGTTGGTGATTCTGCTTGTCCTTGACGTGACTTATCTAGTGATACTAACTCAGCAACAATCGCTGGGTCTGTAGCCTTGAAGCCTACGCCTACAATGTAGCGTGGATTTCCTGCAGCATCTCCGTTACTCATGCGAGCAACATCGCGCTGGCTAATCCAACCGATTACTGAAGTACCGTATTCGTTGGTCTTGATTGACTTGTCAGTGAACGCCTTGATGGAGCCACTAACTGTTAGTGTATTTTGTAACATTTCTTTCTCTTTTCTTTTAGTAGTTAGTTGGTCAGGGTTACCCCTGTCAGAAGGACAGGGGAAGCCTGTTATTTCTATATTAAGTTGTTCTCCAACGGCTTGTCGCATGATTGACAGTCGTTGAATATCTTGGG